CGGTGGTCGACGTATCATTACCCTTATTGCGGAAGCCACATTGAGCATGAGGGCCGAGGAGTTTTTCAATACTGACTTAGGCCGTTATATCTTAGGGCGGAGCAGGCAGGAGGCCAGCGAAGCAATGGACCGACTAAGGTATGTCCAGCCGGAAGACGCCGCGGCAATTCGCAAGTATCAAATGGAAATAAAGATCGCAGAGGCGGCGGTAACGTGGTTGTCTGAGGTTATCATCCAGGGGCGGCAAGCCCTCCAAATTATAGACGGAGCTGAAAGGATTTAAATCATGGACATAGAACAAGACGCTATCCGCGAGGACGTGATCAACGAAGAGCAGGGGCAAGAGCAAGAACAGGAGCAAGAACCTTCAGAACCTACCGGCAGACTGGCGGAAATTGAAGGACTTGCAGAAAAAGTTCGGGCAGAGCGGGAAGAGGAACCAATACAAAGCGAGGTTGACGAAGAGAAAGACGAGCAGGTCCCCCCCGAAAAACCCGGACAAGAAGCTGGCGAGCCGGAACAGACGGTCAAGGTTGTCGTAGACGGCCAAGAAAGGGAAGTCCCGTTATCCAAGGTTTTGGACGCGGGAAAACGAACCTTTCAAAAGGAATCGGCGGCAGACCGGAGACTGGAAGAGGCAACCAGGCTATTGAACGAGGCGAGGCAAAGAGCGCCTCAACCGCCCGTACAACCACCCGTACAGGACGCAGAAGAGGAAGAGACCGACCTAAGCAGCGTCGTTAAGGCTATCCAGTACGGAACGGAAGAAGAGGCGGCAGAAGCACTAAAGAAAGTACTCGGAGCGGGGCAAAGGAAAGCGGCCCCTACTCCCGACCAAGTTGCGGAGATCGCAATCAACCGAATGAGGGATGAACAAATCCTTCAACAGTTTTTACAGCCGCCGGACAAAGGTGGCTTCAAAGACCTGACAGACGACCCCTACCTTTACGGTCAATGTGTTGCAAGGGTAAACCTCAAGCGCGCCAACGGCGACACAAGAACCGGGTTCGACCTCTACAAGGAAGTAGGCGACGAGGTCAGAGCGTGGCGGGATGGTTTTGTTCAGAAGGCGGCACCAAGCAAAAGCAAGCAGGAACGCAAACGCAGCATGGAGTCTTTGCCTTCAGCAAGTGCAAAGGCGCAACCACCAACATCAAACGAAAGGCCACCTTCACCTAAGGAGATTCTCGCAGAGATAGCCAAGGCAAGGGGCCAAACGCTATAGGAGTGTAAAAAATGTCTGGTCAACTTTGGTCGGTTGACAGTCTGGGCGGATATCTTTCGAGTTACAATCTCTCGAAAAAGCTCCGGATGGCTGTCCAGCCGACCGTGAAATTTCGGCAATTTGCCGACGTGAAAGACGCCACACAGCAAGGCAAGAAGAAAGGCGACACTTTCACCTGGGATATCTATTCTGACATTGGCGATCAAGGGACCACTCTTGCAGAAACCAACACCATGCCAGAGTCCAACTTTACTATCACCCAGGGCACACTGACCATCACCGAGATGGGCAACAGCGTACCCTACACCGGCAAGCTGGATAACCTCAGCGAGCACCCGGTTAAAGATATCATTAACAAGGTGCTCAAGAACGATGCTAAGAAGGCTTTCGATATTGCGGCTCATGCGCAATTCGATGACACCGTCTTGCGCGTTGTTCCTACCGCCGGGACCGAAACCGACGAGGTCACCCTGACCACCAACGGCACCGCCACGCTGACAAACAACGTGGCGTTTGACAAAGGTCACGTCAAGGCAATCGTCGATACCATGAAGGAGCGCAACATACCGCCCTATGTCAATGACGACTATTACGCCATTGCATGGCCTTCCACCTTCCGAACCCTGAAAAACTCACTGGAAACCGTTCATCAGTACACCACCGAAGGTTTCCAGATGATCAAAAACGGGGAGATCGGGCGGTATGAGAATGTGCGGTTTGTCGAGCAAACCAACATTTCCAAGGCAAGTTGGACCAATTCCAAGAGCGATTGGATTTACTTCTTTGGAGATGACACCGTGGCTGAAGGAATCGCGGTTCCCGAGGAAATGAGGGGCAAGATTCCAACCGACTACGGACGGTCCAAAGGTGTGGCATGGTATTACTTGGGCGGTTTTGGTTTGGTACATACCGCAGCGTCAGAAACTAGAATTGTTAAGTGGGACTCGGCAGCGTAGGCTGAAGTTCCTTGTAACCTGAAGCCCCTCTTCACCGAGGGGCTTTTCATTAAGGAGTGTTTTTCATGTCTTACGATAAGATCAACAGGATGGCCTTTGTCTTCCCTGAGTTCGATTTTGGGGGTGGTGCGGCTGAAGATTTTTCCTTCCGGTTGCCTACCGGGTTTAAGGGCCGACTTGTCAAGATCGGGGTGGCTATCACGGAAGCGTTCTCATGCGATGCTTCCAACGCAAGCGTGGAGCTTGGCGTTTCCGGTAACACAGATGCCTATGCTAAACTGACCATTGCCGACGGCGCAGCCGATAAGGATTTTTTCGACGAAACCGACGATGCCGACGCTATTCTAGCTGAGGATATCGATGCGGATACCCTTCTGCTTGTCACCCTAACCAACGGCACCGACGGCACGGGGGTTACTGGCAAGGGTATTCCTATTCTTGAGTTCGAGATTTACGACTAGCAAGAGAGGGGCCGCCAGGCCCCTTTCCTTCCTCAGAAAGATAGACGATGACCTGGAAATATGACCTGGTTCCGTTCACGAGAGGGCGCGGCTTGTCATTGGGGGAGAAGTTGTTTCCTCATTTTATTTGCGTGGATGAGGGCGACTTAAGGATTTTCGCCCCTAAGATGGATTTTGTTTTCGTCCCGGCTGATTACCATGGGAACATGTCAAAAGCCTGGGATGTAATTGGTGACGGCGGGCATCTGGTAGTTTTGAGCAAAGAGCCGGTAACATTGCGTTTCAACGGGCGCACTCTGGTTTACGACGAGTACACGGAGGACGGATACCTGCGTATTTATCGCAAGCGGAAAGATGAGAAGATAAATATCGACACGATTCAACGCCCGGACAAATGCGCCTGTGTGGTAAGGTACGGCGGTTATGGGGACATGATTCAAACCTCCAGCGTATTGCCTGGGCTCAAAGAGCAGGGTTTCCATGTGACAGTTTGCACCACTCAAAGGGGCAAGGATATCTTGAGAGAGGACCCCTTTATTGACGAGTTCTATATCCAGGACAAAGACCAGGTTCCCAATGCGGAGCTTGGGGAGTTTTGGAAAGAGCTTGCAAGGAAGTTCGACCGGTTCATCAACTTTTCTGAGAGCGTGGAAGGGACCTTTCTTGCGCTACCAGGCAGAACGCCCTATTTCTGGCCGCAAAGGGCCAGGCACGCAGTCATGAACCACAATTATCTAGAGTTCATGCACATTCTGGCGGATGTGCCGTTGCCTCCCAAGCAGGCGTTCTACCCAACGAAAGACGAAAGGGCGTGGGCGAGAAAGCAGAAGAAAAGGCGTTCCGTGTTGTGGTGCTTGTCGGGTTCGAGCGTTCACAAGGCGTGGCCTTACCTCGACCAGATTGTTGCGCGAATTCTTATCGAGTATCCCGATGTGGACATTTTTCTTTGCGGGGACGAGCTTTCAAAGATGCTCGAAGCCGGGTGGGAAAACGAGCCGAGAGTTAAGAGGGTATGCGGCAAGTGGAGCATTAGGGAAACGCTGGCTTTCGCGCAGGTGGCTGATCTTGTTGTGGGACCGGAAACGGGAGTGCTTAACGCCGTCGGTTTAACGCCCGTTCCGAAGATCGTTACCCTGTCTCACAGCAGCGAGGAAAACCTGTGCAAGTATTGGAACAACTACGTAGCCCTGAAGCCTGTGAACTGCCCGTGTTACCCGTGCCACATGATGCACTATGGGTTCCAGAACTGCCCGAGGGATAAAGAAACGGGGTGCTCCCTTTGCCAGGCCAACATATCACCGGAAATAATGTGGGGCGCTATAAGGAGTCTTTTTGATGGAATTCCGCAATAATCACAACGTATTGGTTGTTCACAGCAGTGGAAAGATCGACGTTACGACCACGGCGTCAGCAGGCGTAAAGTTTGACAAAGATTGTATCCTTTGCCTCAATCCGGCTGAGGATATGTTTGTTAAAATCGGGAGTGCTTCAACTACCATCGCGACAACGGACGGAACAAGCCATAAGATATTTGGCGGCCATCCTAATTACGTTGCTGTTCCTGACGGGTGGTATATATCTGCTATTCTTCCCAGCGGTTCTGACACGTTGTACTATTCGGAGATGCGATAAATGGGCACGTCCGGTTCAGTAGACTTCACAGTAACCCGTAACGAGATCATAACGGCAGCTTTGCGGCTTGTCGGCGCAGTGGCAGACGGAGACGACCCGTCAAGCTCTCAGCTGTCCGACGCTGCCCAAGCTCTCAACATGATTGTCAAACAGTGGGCGGGGCCGAGTTCTATCTATTTGCCGGGCTTCCAGATGTGGCAACGCGAACGGGCCTCCTTGACCTTGACGGCTAAAGCCTCGTTTGACCTTAAGGCGTCCGGTGGGGACCTGGACATTGACCCGCCGGTGAAAATACTTATTGCCACGCTTAAAACGTCAGACGGGTACGAAACACCCTTGACCCCCATGTTGTTACCTGAATATCAGAGTCTTGCAGACAAGAGCGCAGAAGGGGACCCGACCAAATACTATTACGAAAAACAGCTTTTTGAAGGAACCATTTATTTTGATTACGTTCCGTCAGATACGACAAAGACCGTTGAGCTTACCTACTTGCGGCTCTTGGAAGATTTTGACGAAGCGGCCAATAACCCGGACTTTCCACAACAGTTTTACCGACCACTGAAGTTTGCGCTAGCGGTTGACATCGCGCCAGAGTACGACTACCCGATTGAAAGGCTTGGCCTGCTGCTTCAACAATCTTTAGAGTTGGCATGTTTCGACCCCGAGAACATCAACGCATATTTTCAGCCAGGGAAAGATTAAATGGGAACAAGAGCGGTTCAAATTGAGGCCCTTCTTAACGGGTTGGTAGACAAGAGCGGGGAGATGCTTTCAGCCGGGCTGGTCTACACCTACGAAGCCGGGACGTCTACGGTAAAAACCTGCTGGTCCGATTCCGGGAAAACAACCGAAGCGTCTAACCCCATTGTCCTCGACGCCTACGGGAGAGCGCAGATTTACGGCGACGGCCTTTACAAACTTGTCGTAAAGGACAGCGATGAAACGACCCTTTACACCTGGGACAACGTAAAGCTTCAGGCTAATACCTTTTCCGTGGTTGCCAAAATAGCCGATTATGAGGTTGACCCGGACGATGACCTGGTCCTGGTGGACTGCACAAGTGGAGCGGTAACCATCAGCTTTGCAACGGTTTCAGAATATTCTCACCCTGTCACAGTTCAAAAAACCGATTCCGGTACGAACGCGATTACGGTCAACCCCTATAGCACGGAGACAGTTGACGGGGAAGCCACAATCACTATTGACGAACAATATTGCTCAATTGTTTTTTATCCCGGCTCTGCAACGTGGACAACCAACCGTGGTTATGCCACTTTGGCCGCTACAGCGACGGAAGCCGATCATGCAACGACAGCCGATAGCGCGACGAATGCCGACACCGTGGACAGTATTCATGCTTCGGCTACGGCAACGGCCAATAAACTCTTGGCTTGCAATGGGGATGCGAAACTTCCCGGCTCTATCACAGGCGACGCCGACACCGTGGACAGTATTCATGCTTCGGCTACGGCAACGGCCAACAAGCTATTGGCTTGTGACGCTGATGCGAAACTTCCCGCTTCCATTACGGGCGACGCTGCCACGTTAAACGGGAAGTCCTCTGCAGCGCTATTGCCTCCGTACTATAACCAAATATCTGGAAGTGTACCTGCTAGCGAAGAGATAGCGGCAGGAGCGACACTTGTTTTACAGAAGATTTATTTTGACCTTCCGGCTGGGCATATTCTTAAACTCAAAAGGCTCAGAACAAGCATCCGCGGCGATGCAGCAGCGTATCTTCATTTTACAATAAGCACAACAAGTTATAACTCTTACACAGCCACACAATTAGACGCGGATATAGAGCTGGACACAACTCTAATCGATGTTGCGGGGGCGGGAACGCTTCTTTCCCTAGGCGTGAAAAACGACGATTCGGTAGCTAAAACGGTTTCAAAAGGAAGCGGCTGGTGGGTATATTTGGTCAGTGAAGAAGAGCCTTAATTTCCTGATAATCTTCCTTTTCCTTCCTTCCCTGTGCTATGGAATGGACGGGAGAATCGAAGCGGGAAGGGTGCTAGGCGGCTGCTACCTCACCAAGGTAGAACTAGGCCATAGGTGGGGCAGACTCCGGGGGTTCACGAGCATTGAAACCTTCATGGACGAGCGAGACGGGGCGAGCTTTCACCCGGCTAATGTCCTTTACGAAACGGGGGCTTCCTTCCGCCTGGGGAAAGGGTTTTCTGCTGAAATGAAACATTGGTGCCTTCATCCCGTGGATACGACCGGGGACGTGTACGAAGCTGACGAGGTTCGTCTTATTTACACTTTCGGTGATAGAGAATGAGAACCAAGATAACCTTTGGCGGAATGTACCGGAACGCTGACGAGTCGGCCATACAAGGCTTTTCTGCTGATCTGGCGGATGGGTATATTAACGAGTTCGGGGCACTGTGCCGAAGGCCGGGACTTCTTGAGTGGGGAGATGTAGGAACGGGCGCACCTATCGACGGTCTGTACTATTGGAAAACGCAGGAATGCGTTATAGCCGTCTCAGACGGGAAGATTTACAAGGCGGCTACGGTAAGCGGGACCTTTGATAATGTCACCGGTGACGCGCTGGAAACGGGCGGAAGGCCGACCTTTGCCGATTACGGGGACTCGCTTTATATCGCCAACGGGGGGCAGATCGTCAAGCTGGGGACGTCCGGCACAACGGCTTATCTTACAGACGTTGACGCACCGACAACCGTAACGCATGTCGGCATCTTGGATACGTACCTTCTGGCGAACAACACAGACACGGGCCAGTTGTGGTATTCGGCTGTTATGGACCCCGACACTTGGGAGGGGGATTACGGCACGGCAGAAGCCAAACCGGACGATGTAACAGGGCTTTATATCGACGGGGCGGAGATCAACTTACTCGGAGCGGAAACTATTGAAGTCTGGCGCAACGACGGGGCAACTCCCTTTGTGCCCAACACGAACGCCATCACCCGCCGGGGCGTTGTCGCTCCCTATTCCTTTGTTATTGCTGACGGCTTTCGATATTGTTTGGACCAGGGCAGGCGGTTTGTCCGAATAGAGAGCAGAACGCCTATTGAGGTTAGCCAGGCGGTTGCAAGCTACATTCAGGGCTTCGATACTGTCACCGACTGTATGGCCGATGAAATAGTCGTGGATGGTAAGCCATGGATTATTTTACATTTCCCAACAGAGGGGAAAACCCTGGCCTACAATTACCGGGCAACGGCGGGCCATGAGTGGTCAAGGTGGGGATATTGGGACGGAGAATACAAAAGGTGGTTAGGCAACTGCTTTGCTTATGTGGATGACTGGAACCTTTCACTTGTCGGGGATTACCGGACGGGCAAGATTTACAAGATGTCCTCCAGCTATTACGACGATGACGGGCAAACAATCAGGACCTGCATGAGGACCGCCCACATAGACCACGGCACTTTAGCTTATAAGCGTAGCTCGGAGATGCTTTTCAAGCTCAAACGGACGGCCTACACGGGAACGCAAGACTACCTTCTTTTGAGATGGCGCGACAACGGGCAAACGCATTGGAGCAACGAGCAGAGAATTTCCCTGAAAAGAATGGGTGATGTCGATTACATAGGACGGCTTACGCGCTTAGGGCGATACCGGACCCGGCAATATGAAGTTGTCCTTTCAGATGCAACGGCACTTTCTCTTGTAAGCGCGGAGGAAACGGTTTCATGACGCAGAAAGTTATTTTTCCACCACCGCCCAAACCAGACCCCTTTGAACTCCAAAGGTGGTATGAAGGCGTTTGTGACAAGCTGGATGAGTACAACGCGAGAGTGGCGGCGGCCCAGGCAGACAGCACGGCAAGCGATGTCGCGGCGCTCAAGAGCGACTTCAACGATCTTCTGGCTAAGCTTCGCACAGCGGGGTTAATGGCAACATGAGCAAAATGGAAGAGCTGGCGAAAGTATCTGGAGCGATGGCCGAAGTTGGCAGCGTGGACAACCTTGAGGCGCTGATGCTCAAGGAAGAACAAGTTGATTGCCCTATCAGCCACCATTTTGCTCCAGGCGTTTACATGCGGGAGATGTTCGCGCCTGCCGGGACTATCATTGTCGGCCACCATCACAAGACCAAGCACATGAATATTTTGTTGAAAGGCTCCATGTCCCTAGTGGAGGCTGACGGCAGAGTAACAAAGATGGAAGCACCTTTGATGTTTCTTGCTGAACCGGGCAGGAAATGCGCCTACGTCCACGAAGATATAGCTTTTGTCAACGTTCACCCTACGGAAGAAACAGACTTGGAAATTATCGAGGCGACCTTTATTGAAAAAAGTGCCGCATGGGAAGAACACCATAAAATGTTAGAGCGGGCCAATCAAATAGCGATGGAAAACGCGCCCGCAAAGGAGATTTAAAATGTCCTGGCTTGCAGCAGCAGTTGGAGCCTCTGGCGTTGTTGGGTCTGTGTTAGGTTCTAGAGCCTCTGACAAAGCGTCCAAGAGGGCCGCTAATGCCGAAACATATGCGGCAGATCGGGCAGCCGATACTCAACTTGAAATGTACCACCAGTCAAGGGAGGACAACGCCCTTGCCAGGCACTACGGCGACCAAGCCCTAGAGTCTCTTTCTAAACAATCTCTTTACGGTTCACAGCCTCAATATCAAAACGACTTCTGGTCACGACAAGTTCAGCCGGAGCTGGGCGTGGCTGGGAGAAAACTTAACAACATGACGCCGCTTTCTCAACGGCTCCCCTCTTCCGTTTCCCCCACACAGTTGCCCGGTGCGATGGCAACGCCCTCAGCCGTTCAGAACGCAGCTTTGCCTAACGGCCAGCTAAACGCCAACCTCCCTACGGGGCTGAACATTGGAGATATCACGGCAAGCCCTATGTACCAGTTCCAGCAGCAGCAGGGAGAGGAAGCTATCAACCGGGCCTTGGCGGCAAGGGGCATGAGCAACTCAAGTGCAGCGGTCAACCAGCTTGCCGACTTCAACACAGAATTGAACGCAATGGAGACCGAAAAGGCGTACGACCGCGCCGTGGACGAATACAACCGACAGTATAACCAGGGTATGGACCAGTACGGCGTGTCTGCTGACAATTACGGGCGGGGCTATCAAAACGTCTTAGCGCGATACGGAATGGATGCAGACCGTTATTCGCGGGAGCGTCAAGCCAATTTGGACACCTACAGGCAGGAATACAGCGCGGCAATGGACCAGTACAACATGGCCAACACCCAGTGGGGCCAGCAGCAACAAAACGCCCTGCAAGGGTACAACGCACAATACGGAGCCGCGGAAGATTATTACAACCGCGTCAACGCGGCGGGGATGGACCAGTACAACATGGAACGCCAGGCGCATCTTGACGCCTACAGCCAGGACCTTGACCTTGCCAAGATCGGCACGGGGGCTTCAGCTGCGTCTGGCAATGCGGCGCTTGCCACGGGGCAGGGGCTGGCGACTACCTACCGGAACCAAGGCAACGCCCTCGCCGACATTTACAACCAGCAGGGAGCCAACCAACAGGCGTTTTATAGCGGTCTAGGTGCGGTGCCCATGAACGCTTATTCTACCTATCTTTACGGGCAATCGCTTAAATAAGGGGGACAAGAAACCATGCCTTACAGTGACCCTTGGGGACCCTTTAATGAATCTCTTGCCAACTTTCGCAACGCCCTTACTCTTGGCTACAACGTTCGGGAACACAAAGAAAAGAAGGCGTTGGAAGCGGAAGAGAGGAAACGTTTGGAAGGGGAGCGGGAGCGGGAGCGGAGGGAGCAGGAAGCGGCGAACGCATACCAAGCTTCTTTCCG